TCATCTGCTGCGCTGCCAGGGGGCGTAGAGTGCCCGCACTGCGCCAGTACGCTGCACAGGCAATCGAATGCGCCCAAAGACGGCGCACAGTCGCCCACACTGTCGCTGGCTGACGAAATTTCTATTCCATTTCTCCATGCGCCAGCCCCTTGTTCAGACGTTCCTTTACCGTCCCGCACAGCGGTCTCGAGCAGCAATTTCTCGACATCGCCCGGATTGGCGCGCCGGCGCACCATGTCCAAAAGCCAATAGCCGCCATTCCTCTCGCGGCCAAGTTTGATGCCGACCGTCGAATCCGGGTCGTTGAATTCAGTTTTTTCGGTGGCGGCGAGGTCCCAATAGCGAACGGACGTCGAGCTCCGCCGGGACCTCGTCGGCGATGGGGCACCATTCCCGCTTAAAGTAGAGCCCGGCCGCCGGCCTGATCTTCCAATTGCCACCCAATAGCCGCTCACGCTCAAGTAGCGGCAGCGACAATAGCCACGCGAGATATTCTGGGTTGACCCGCAGCAGAGCGGGGTTGTCGAACACCGTCGCCGGGATAAATGTAACACTGATCGGGCGCGGAGCTTCGAAGCCGGGCGGCAGCTCCTCGGGTCGGGGCAGGTGTTGCAGCAATTCTTTTGGCCGATCGGCCCATTCGATCTTGCCGGCAACGCGGATGTAATAACGCAGTACCCGGCCCGCTCGGGGATGGGCTGCCCGCTCTCCGGGTCGATCCACCATGCCAGGAAGTCGGCGACCCAGCTATCCGCATCCGGATTGCACGTCGCACGGATGTAAGGCCGGACCCCACAGGTCGAGCGGTTGCGGCTGACCATGTAGAAGAACTGATGCGCCGTGAAATGCGTCAGCTCATCGAAACAAATCAGCGCGATCTGAGCGCCCTGCCAATCGTAAACAGTGGTTTCAAACTGCAGGTGCGCAAATTTGATCTTGCCATCGCGTGGCCAGCGCCACTCGCGCACGCCGACCTGCGGGGTACCACCGAGCAGCGGGTAGAAGTTTCGGCTTTCATCCCATAGGGCTCCAGGATTGGTGATCTGGGGCATCGTGCGTCGGAAGAATACGGCCCTGAAGTTTGCGACGCGGCTGACGTGTCGCAGTGGTTCCAGGATCAGTCCGACCGTCTTCCCGCCACCGGCGGCGCCGCCGTAGACGCAGATGTCGGCAGGGGTTCGTAGAAATTCGGTCTGTGGTCCGGGCTGGCCCGAGATCTTGGTCGAGGAGAATAGCGTCATTTCTCACGTTCCATAGGCTGCAGGCTTCTGTTCGCTGTCGCTTCAGACCCGGTGGCAATCTCTCTCGGACACCTCTTGGGTGTCACCGGTCTGCTCAGATCCCCGGCCTGAGTTGATGTGGTTGCCGCCTCTGGTTCTCGGCAAAATATTTACTCTGGGCGTCACGCAGTACCTGGGTGAGCTCAGGATCTCGGCCGTTGTCGGGGAGGACCAGGACGACCGGTGAACTTGCCTCGGCGTTAGTGTCTGAAATTGGGCTAGGCGCCGCTCCCTCCCGCCACTGCGCTCTTGTCTTCAGCCAAAAGATCTGCGCCGACACGTTGCCCTGCTTAGCAGAATTGAACAGATAGCCGGCAACCATGGCATTGGCCTCCGCAACGCCGCGATCGAGTTCTTCGCGGAACCGCTTTCGCAGCGTCTTCGGAGCACAATTTATGATCTTGGCGATGTCGTCCTGAGGAACTCCAAGACCAGCCAGATACTGCACCTTCTCGCGCATCGCATCAGTGACGACAAATGCTGGTCGCGCCATGTGCGCTCCTGATCAACCCTGGCTCTGTCGTTCGGCGCGCTTGTCGAACGATTGGCCGGAGGCTTGATGTCTTGCGGCACGACCGGTGAAGAGCTGCCAACGCTGCACGATGACATCGATATAAACGGGGTTAAGCTCCAGACCATAGCAGACGCGGCCGGTCATTTCGGCGGCTATCAAAGTCGTGCCAGAGCCGAGAAACGGGTCGTACACCGCCTGGCCGGGCCGGCTGTTATTGATGATCGGGCCGCGCATGCATTCTACCGGCTTTTGCGTGCCGTGCCCCCAGGTGTGCTCGTGCTGGGGGTTACCAAACGGGTTGTTACTAGCGATCTCCCAGACCGTCGTTTGCTTGCGGTCGCCCGTCCAGTGGCCGCTTTTGCCAGCGCGCACCGGGTACCAGGCAGTCTCATGCTGCCAGTGGTAATTGCCGCGGCTCAGTGCAAAATGCTGTTTGACCCAAATGATTTGAGCGCGAAGCTCAAACTCGCAGGCGAGAAGACCGTCAGCAACAACACCGCCGTATAATGCGCCGTGCCACACGTAGGTGGTGTCTCCGGGGAACAGCACATAGGCCTCACGCCAGTCGGCACGATCATCGTTGAGGAACGTGCCCTGAGCAAGGCTGCCACTGCTGCAGTTGCGGCGCGCTCGCCACGACGGATCGTAGCTAACCCCGTATGGCGGGTCAGTGACCATCAATGGAGGCTCTGATCCTGCCAGTACTTGCGCGACATCCGCTGCACTGGTGCTGTCCCCGCAACCCACGCGATGCTCACCGAGCTCCCAGATGTCACCCAGCACAGTGACCGGCTGCTCGGGGACTTTGGGGACGTTGTCGGGATCGGTCAGGCCGCTCGTGCCCAAACCGGCCAGGATCTCTTCAAGCCGGTCCGGCTCGAAGCCGATCAGTTCGAGGTCGAAGCCGCTGAATTTGAGATTACACAGCTCATTGCGGAGCAGCTCGGGGTCCCAGCTCGTCCGCGCCGCCAACTGATTGTCAGCCAGACGATAGGCGCGCTTTTCGTCCTCGCTCCAGCCACGCGCGACGATGACCGGGATGGAATCGAGCCCCAGCCTTTCTGCTGCACAGACACGCAAATCGCCGGCGATCCGTCGACCCTCCTCGTCGACCAGAACCGGCATCGTCCACCCCCACTGGCGGATGGAGGCCGCAACCTTGTCGACATCGTCATCGCTATGAACCCGGGGGTTGTTCGCGTAGGGTATCAACCGCTCGATGGGCCAGTACTCGATGCGCTCGGCCGGCCAAGGACGTGAGGGCCTCGCGGCTGCGGGCTCCATTGTGTATTCATATCACCGTGTTTTGCTTTATAGACTTTACAACCTGGTCTCAATCATATGATTAACGAACCGAACAGCCTGGTTGAGGTCGATCGGAAGCTTGCAGAAAGCCGCTAATGGAGTGCCGTCTGTCAACGGTGGGCCATAGTGCTTTTCCTGAGTGGCGGTACCCAGGAGGTAGCCGCTTTCAGTCATTTCCTCGCCCAAGGGCAGACCCGATTTATCGTCCGGTTCTGAGCGCGGTGGGAAAATCACCTCGTAATCGAATGTGCTTGGCGACTCGCAGTACTTATCCGGGTCGATTTGACGAAAATCGAGCGTTGATCTCAGATTTTTCATGATCTGCTCGACCGCGCCGGCGCGAACTTGACGCAACAATGCAGCGGCGATTACACCCTCGACGAGGTTCCACTTGTTGTACGAGCGATGGTTGCCCTGCCCGACGCCGGCCGGGGCACTGATGATTCGGCGATTGATGCATTCGCGGATTTCCCCTCTGCCAAGAGAAGTAATCGTTTGCAGCTCGGCGAAAGTGAACAGTCCTGCTGTGGATGCCATGCGGTTCACCACTTGTTAAAGCATAGTTTAATGCTTTGCTCTGAGACTGTCAAGGGCTTTGAGTGCGATCGGCTGAGCGGCCGAGAGTGCGCAGCATCCCGGGGTGCCGGCACCGGCCACATCGCAAAAGCAGCCGGTCGGTTAATATCTACGACGCCAGTGGTGCTGGGGCCTTGAGCCGAGGGGTGTTGCCGACCGGTGCCAGGAGCCTACATTTTAATTTATCTAATAAGAAAATCCTACGATTCATCGTAGTGGACTTGCTGAGTGCACCACGGTAAATTCGCAGATGCGCTTGGGGACTGTAAGTAGCTGAGGCTCGTAGGTTTTTGGTGAACTGGCTCCCGGTGCCATCCGAGTTCGGCGCCGGTGCCGTGCTACGAGGGCGGAGGCGAGTCGTCACCGAACGACATGTGGGTAACTGCACGAGGACCAACAATGGTAGTGGACACGACAATAAATATCATGTAAGCGGACGATTATTTTCGCACGTTTAAGTCCTTGAAGAGGATGAGGTTTTAGTCGCGCTCCGGGATACCGCGGTCGCACCCGCTTCTTTTAATAGACGGTAAAAACCCAGGGGCTAAACGTTTCCGGTGGCCGAAACAATAGGTCTTTCATCGGCTTACAAGGAAACGGAGGACAGGCTGCCGCGGGCCAAAGAACACAGTTACGGGCGGATCCGAGCCCAAAACAGCGCCGTTACGCTTCCGGTACCATTCATAAACACCCCGGAATCGTGCCTTAATTTTCCCAGTCGGTGGCAAAACTCCTTCCAGAGACGAGTTCGCTCGAGACTGTCCCCTCCAGCGGAGAGTCCGTTGCGAACTCAATTTGGGCAAAGGCGGCTTGCCGACGATATTGCCGCCGGGCCTCGTGGGGGCTCGTCACCCGCGCGCCGCGGTCGTGGCCGAGCGCCGCCGTCACTTCGACCTGATCCAGCGCCAACGCGCGTTTCGAATAGTTGGATGAAACTCTCGCCGGGAGACCGCGAAGGGCGGCACTCTGGACTTCGATCGTGCGAATTTGCCACCCGTGCCGAGCTTCATCGGAGGCGTCGAAGGACGATCGTGCGCGAGATGGTTTCCCATGAGAGTCTGACCTATGGCGAGCATGAAGGCAGCGCCTATCAGGGCCAGTTCGGCGACACCTGTTATCACCCCTGTGGTCTCTTGGACCAGCTTGGTGATGTCGAGCGGTGCGCTCCGCGATGCTGCCGCAGTGGAGGATCGCAACTGCCGGCCCTCGGCCAGATGCTCGACGAGGTCTCCAGGGAACTCAGGAAACCGGACCGACCTTCGCGGCCAGACGGGGGGCGCGTCGCCGGAGGGGGAGCCTCGCGTCGTGGG